CCATACATTCGTAACTACTGTCTTGATTGCATTTCCTACCACTGATACAACTGTTTTTATTTCATTCCATTTATTTTCAACTAACATTTTTATAATACTTACAATTGTGCCTATTACAGTTTTTATTCCATTCCATATTGCAGTTACTACTGTTTTTATTGCAGTTGATATAACAGTTACAGTTGTTTTTATCTCGTTCCATTTATTTTGAATTAATGTTTTAATAAAATTAATAATTGGTGCTAAAGCTTCTTTTAACTCATTCCATTTACTTACTACCCAATTCTTTAGTTCGGTAGCTTTTGCACAAACTGTGTCCCAGTTTTTATACAATGCAACTCCTATGGCTATAAGTGCTGCTATTACACCTACTACTATTAAAATTGGTGCGCTTAAGGCTGCAAATCCTCCTGATACAACTCCTATAACAGTACTTATGCCAGTAAATGCTAATTTTACTGTTGTTACTACAACTATTATAGTTCCGATAATTCCTATTAGAGTTGTTATAGCTGCTACTACCATTGTTATGCCTGATACTAATTGAGGATGTTCCTTTATAAATTCTTGGAACTTTTGAATTACTGGTTGTATAGCATCCGCAATTTGTTTTATAGCTGGTGCTAATGCTTCTGCAAAAGCCGATTTAATTCCATTAATTGCTGAATTTAAAGGTGCTAATGCTGAACCTAATTCTGCTTGTGCCTTTTGTGATTCCCATAAAGATTTATTATAATCAATCATGGATTTATTAGTTTTATCATACGTTTCTTTACTTTTTCCGTATGCTTGATTTAATGTATCTGTTATAAGTTTATTTTTTTCAGATACAGTTTTACATGCCTCTAATTTCTTATTAAAACTATCTTCACTTATTCCAGCCCAGTTCAAAGCATCTGCTAAGTTTCCTGTAACTTTACTAACTTGTGCTGTTTCAGTAATCGATTCAGTAAGTCCTTCTATTGGAATACTATCGCCATATGCACTCCATACTGCTAGCGAAGCATTGATAGTTTTATCTAATTCACTTTGAGATAGCCCCATCTTTTGTAAATTGGAAACAACATTGACTGCCATCATATCATCACCAGTATATCCATATACTTGTCCAGCATTTTTATTAGCATCTTTCTGTTTATATCCATTTTGTTTAGTTGATCCTTGCAATTTACTTTGTAGAGAATTAAATTCTTTAGTAGCTTCTGTTAATTCCATTAAGTTTTTAACTACATCAATAATTTTTCCTCCAAATTCCATCATCTTTTGTCCAGCTTCCATAACTCCCATAGCTTTTATACCTTTGGCTGCTTGGTCTGCTGCTCCATTTGTATCTTTCAATGAATTATTTGTATCTTTTGCTATATCTGTTAAATCATTCATTGAATTAGCTGTGTCCCCAGTTGCCTTTTGTACATTTTTCATAGCACTATTTACATCACTAGATGTTTTATTTAAGCCTTTCATTTCATTTTGAATTTCATTAAGAGGTTTGCTGATTTCATCTTTTAATTTTATTACCGCTTCTAATGTTTTATCATTTGCCATAATCTCACCTCCTTTTATTTAATATTTAGAGTAGGAAAAATATTTTTATTTTTAGATATCTTATAAAACTCTTCCGATTCTTTTCTTACAAATGCTTTTATTATAGTCTTTTCTCCAAATCCCATATTATAATAATGAGATGGCATTATATTTTTATATTTAAACAGATAGTACATTGTTGCTATTTCACTATCTGTTTCAATTAGTTTTTTATTTCTTCATCTACTTTTTCTATTTTCTTTAAGTCTGATAAATTATTTATTGCATTTACTAAGTCCTCTACTTCTCCTTTAAGAAGCAATTTATTTATAAGTTCTTTTGGAGTAGCGCAATCAAAATGTTCTCTAAGTGCCTTATCCTTGAATATTGGACAACCTTCCATTATAGTTAATACTTTTGTTTTATATACATCTATGTCTGATACGTTTCCATCTTCAATTTTTATAGCTTTCTGTTGTATTTCTGTAGCTTTTTCTGCATTTATAGCTTGTATTTCAAATTCTAGT